AATTGCCCTTTGTTCAGATATGCCCTAACCCTCAGTATGACTATTACTGGGGACAGTCCGAGGTACAGCGCTTAATATTCTTGCAGCAGTTACGCAATAACCGCATGACTGAGATTCTTGACTTGCTCTCTAAGCAAGTTAACCCGCCTACAGCCCTTACAGGCTTTACTGGCATCTTGGATGAGAAGAACTTTGCCCTAAATCGTGCTGGTGGACTACTAGCAAGCGATATGCCTAATGCAAAGGCTGAACGATTAGCTCCTGATATGCCATCATCCTTGTTTGAGGTGATACATGAAGTGGACGCAATGTTCTCTGAAGCCTCTGGTATCTCTTCTGTATTGCAAGGCAAGGGCGAATCAGGTGTTCGTTCTTCTGGTCACGCATCCCAATTAGCCCGTTTAGGGTCTAGCAGAGCCAAGAAACGCGCCCTGATTGTGGAAGATTCGCTAGAAAAGGTGGCTACGCTATACCTAAAACTGATGCAAGCGTATGACAAGACGCACTTCAAAGACGAAGAAGGGCATCAATTCATCCCAGAACAGTTCACCAAAGACTATGTGGTCAAGGTAGATGCCCACTCTAACTCGCCAATCTTCACAGAAGACTTGCGCCAGTTGGCATTTAACTTGTTCAAAGCCAAAGCTATTGACACAGAATCCTTGCTTGACTTGCTAGAGCCTCCAATGAAACAATTGCTCAAGGACAAGCTGAAGAAGAAGGAGCAAGCTGCGGCTGCTCAACCTCAACAGCAAGAAGCGCCCCCCAAAGGCAAACCTGACTTGAAGGCAATGTAATGGCAACACAACAATTGACACCAAAAGCAGACCAACCAGTTGTAACGACAAAAGAACTTGGTCGTGCAGAACGCTCTGGTGCGGGTGGAAATTTGCAATACAAGAATGTTGATGTTAGAGTTAATCCGGCAGCAAAAGCAATGCGCTCAATGCGCCAGATTAGCAGAACTTAAAGGAGTACATGATGTACCGAAAAAAATCTAAGCGCGGACGTAAAGCCTGTCGCTAAACGGTTTCCCCGAAAGGGAAAAGGGTGTGGCTTCCTTCCCTAATCAAAAGGTCGCTGCCTTCAACTTTGGAGAAGACTATGCGTAAAGCTCGTAAAGGTCGTAAGAGCCGCAAGTAATTAACGGGGGGCAACCCCTGTTGATTGCACGGTTTGACCGTTCATATTCCTTTGGGGGGCTGGAATCCAAACTTGCTCCCCACTTGACAAACTACAATAGTCTGATTTAATCGCGACTGTTGAACAGATAGAGGGAACTTATGGCAACCGATGCAAACATGATGGACTTGATTCGCTCACAGCAAGGTGGAGCAGGGACAACTCCCCCTGCAATGACTCCTGAAGCGGGAATGTCTGATGCGTCAACGCCACCAATGTCCTCGCCAATGTCTACGCCTGAACCCAAGATGGGAAACAAAGAAGGCGCTCTCGTCAACATCAGCATGGCAATGGATTTGATTGAACAAGCCTTGCCAAGCCTCGGTAGCGAATCTATCGAAGGTCAAAAAGCCCTAGCTGCTATTCGCAGTCTCACAGGACTCTTAGGACCGAAGAAACAAAAAACTGGTGAATTACAGCAGTCTGAGATTATTCAGATGCTACAAAACTTGCCTCAAGCTGGTGGTGCTACACCAGAAGGTCGTGCAATGTCTCAAGCCCCGGCTGTTCCAAACCTACCGCCAATGCCGGGCGCAGCCCCTAGCCCCATGTCAATGCCGGGTGCTGGTGGAGGCGGTGCTTCTCCTCAACCAACTCCAATGTAAGGAAAAATCATGGATTTGTTCAAACCCCGTGGTGCTAATAACCCACGCAGACCTACAGACAACAACCAACAAAAAATGGTGTTGTAACTAACACTCCTCGCTACTCACAATTTGGTGGCTTGGACGGTGCAAACGCTACTGGACCAAAGAACAAGATGCAAGTTCAAAAGCCCGGTGACGGTAAAAAAGTAATTTAATTTCGTTAGGGGATAACTATGAGTTTAGAAGACATGAGTTTTGAGCAGCGCGACCAAATGGCGTTGCTAATGCGTGAGTTGTCTGACAATCCAGAGACTCGGAAAGAAATTCTGCGCTTGACCCGTAAAGTCAAGCCCGGTCTAGTAATTCCTGAGTTGGATATCGAAGACCACACATCTTCTGCCGTTTCTAAAGTTCATCAAGAACTTGAACAGATGAGAGCAGAGAAGCGCGAACAAGACGCTGTGAACGACCTTAACAAACGCAGAATGAGTTTGATTAAAAAAGGTCTGATTCGAGACGAAAGCGAAATTGAACAAGTTGAAAAAATAATGCTTGATAAGGGCATTACGAATCACGAATCGGCTGCGGAATACTGGGACTGGATGAAACAGTCTGCTGTACCCACACCGACTGGCTACAACCCAAGTGCAGTTGCTAAGTTTGACTTAGGTAAATACTACAAGAACCCAGTAATGGCAGCACGGGATGAAGCCTCGAAAGCGCTCAATGAGTTGCGGAGAAATCCACGACCCATTGGTTTGTAAGCAGGGGATTTTTTTTCTAGGAGATAACTATGCCTATAGGTGGCGGTATCGTTCCAGCAACGGGTAGTACACAGTACACCGAGTTAACTTACGTTACACGGCGTGCGTTTATCCCAAAGCTGGTCGTACAACTTTATAACTCTACGCCCTTGATGGCGGCTTTGATTGCAAACAGTCAAACTGCTTCTGGTGGTGTTTCATCTGTAACCGTTCCCGTTCAGGGCGCTCAGTTTGTTAACGCTCAATGGTCTGACTACTCTGGTTCATTCAACCAGCCATCAGTCCAACAAGGTGCTTTCAATGCTGAATTTGACCTGAAGCTGATGATTGCCCCCGTGCCGTTCCTCGGTATGGAAGGTGCAGTTCAGCAAGACGCTGCAATCATTCCATTGATTGAAGCCCGTATGAACGATGCGACAAACGTGATGATGGATGCAATGGCTACAGCCTTGTACACCAACAGCACTAACACGCAACAATTCACAGGACTCCCTGCTGCCGTTTCTGCCTCTGGCACTTATGGCAACATCAGCCGTTCTGCATACACTTGGTGGCAGTCAAAGGCTTACTCAGCCGGTAACGTCAACCCAACTCGTCAAAACATCTTGCAGTACATCTCTGGTACTGTGAAGAACGGTGCTGAAGTGCCTTCTTTTGGTGTTTGCGGATTTGGTACTTGGACATTACTTGCTCAAGACTTTGTTGGTCAAGAGCAGTATGTAATCACACCCGGTGGCGGTTTTGATGGTGATGCTAACGGTCCTCAAGCTGCTTTCCGCGCTTTGATGGTTGCTGGTGTTCCAATCTATCCAGACCCATACTGTCCAGAAGGTACTGTGTACTTCCTGAACACTAACTATCTCTCGCTCTATGTCCATGAGCAAGGTTCGTTTGTGTTTACAGGATTCGAGTCCACACTTCCAAACTGGCAAATCGGTTATGTCGGTGCTGTTTTGATGATTGCGGAAATGGTTTCGACCAAGCCAAAATCTATGGCAGTAGTGTCTGGTTACAACTCTTTGTCACTATAAGGAGCAATAAACCATGTCATTAAGCACCAATAAAATCATTCTTGCCGCAGCGCAAACCAACACGGCTGGCGCGTATTTCTTAACCACAACCATCACGTCTACTAGCACCGGCAACGGTACTGTTATTCCTGCTGGTGTGTATATCATGTTCCCACAAGCAAACACTTCTGTGATTGCCTATAACGGTGCATCTAACGTAACTGTCTCGGCAGCTAACGTAGGTGGCGTTATCATCTCTGATGGTGTGAACGTATACGCTAAGTCTACGCAAGCTGCTGATACTGTTACCTTGTTAGCCACCAATGGTGGTCAAGCAGTTGGTAGCACTTATGTAACTTAAGGAGTAACAATGGCTAATCCTGATGCAGTCGCACAAAACACGGCAGCAAATTTTGGCAATTATGCAATTGCCTCTGCTACTGCTGTGTCTCTCGCTACAACAGGCAATGCTATTGTTGCGCTTCCTATTCTTAGCGGTGGTATTACCCAAGGTAATGCTGTCGTTAATTCGGGTGGCGTAATTGTTCGGAGAGTTACCGTTCAGAATCCGGGTGGAAACGTAGCAGCCGCTAACGTAGCCATTCTGACCTCTAATGACGGTAACACCAGCAACGCTGTAGTCGCTTCTGTGGTTCTTGCAAACTTGACAACTACTGGTACATATCAGGACTTGACAGTTGCAACGCCTTACTCAACGACTACATCTTTGTCTGGACTCACCGTTCAAGCATTGTTTGTAAAGATAAACACAGCATCAGCCAATGGTACGGTTGATATTCGTGTTTATGGCGATACCATAAACTTCTAAAACTATGCAAACCTTATATGTGACAAACAAATGGGAAAAACCCATTACGTTTTCTTACGCTTTCAAACCGTATACCTTCCCTGTGGGGGAAACGGTGGAAGCTCCAGAAGATGCCGTTTGTCACATATTTGGTCATGGTGACCCAAATAAAGAAAATTAC